CAACCATTCTATCAATTAAGTAACTTATCTACATACAAACTTAGATGTGAGTTATTTGAATACAACGATGAAGATTTTGATACAAACGTTGCCGCTATTGATGGAATAGAAACATCTTATGCTTATGAGTATCTGTTGACCCTTGACAGTGCTGGAGGAGGCTTTACAGTAGGGGAAGCTGTTAATCAGACACTATCTACGGGAGTAATTATGTCAGGAGAAGTTTCATCCTTCTCAGACTCAGATAATGTTCTTAAGCTTATCCATATCGGTGCAAACGATGGCAAGTATCACGAGTTTGTTGCTAATAGATTTGTAGTAGGAACTACAGACTTAACTCTTGCTGGTAAGAAAGCCACTTCTAAAGTTACTGTTGTAGGTGAAGATAACCAGATTAGTCAGAACGAACAGAATGCTGACTTTAGTACATTCGGGGCGAGTTTCTTAGACTTCTCTGAGAACAATCCTTTTGGTGACCCGGAGAATAACTAATGGCTGACATATTTGATTTTGGATTTACAGCGGTTGATGAGGATGAACTTGATGCGGTTAAAAGCGTAAAGAGTGAAGCCTCTTCTTCGGATGATAAACTAAACGCTTTATATAACGCAGTAATACCACTGCTAAATAATCTAAAGAAGAACCCTGAAAAGGATTATATCCTTTGGCCTGATAGATTGAATAAAGTAGAAATGTTCGAGGATCACCTCACGAAAATATATAAAGGCTAGTTATGTTCGGAACTCATTTCTATCACGAAAGAATACGGAAGAGTGTAGCAGTATTTGGTACGCTGTTCAATAATCTGTACGTATTACGCAAAGATAAAACAAATAAAGTTATAAGTCAAGTAAAAGTTCCACTAGCCTATGGACCTAAGAGAAAGTTTCTTGAGAGAATAAGAGAGAACCCTGATCTAGATAAAGATACTAAGGTAGCTATCAAACTTCCTAGAATGTCTTTTGAGATTACAAACGTTACGTATGATCCTCAAAGACAACTACAGAAGATGAACAACTTCACTCAGGCAGGGTCTACCACTAATCTTAGAAACAAGTTCTATAGTTTTGTGCCATACAACATAGGATTTCAACTTAGCATATACGCCAAGACACAAGATGATGCTCTACAGATGGTGGAACAAATACTTCCGACATTTACTCCACAGTATAGTCTTACAATAAAACCATTTGCCGAGTATCCAGCTATAACTGAAGATACGCCTATAACTCTACAGAGTGTAGATTTCAACGATGACTTTGAAGGAACTTTAGAATCACGTAGAACTATTATATATACACTAACGTTTGAAATGAGAGTGAACTTTTACGGAGCTATCAAAGAATCTGGTATCATTAGAACCTCTATAAATAATGTTAGTCAGATAGGAAATGGATTAGCAGACTCAGACATTCAAATGGGTAAGATATCTGTAACAACAAATCCAGCACTGGCCTCTGCCGATAGCGACTTTGGCTTTACCGAAACTTTTGATTTTCAGGCACCCTTTTAATAATGACAGATGATATTGAACCAATAGATCATGTAGATGATGATTTTGAATTTGCTAGAAAGACCTATTACGATTTGTTAATGAAGGGGTCTGAAGCACTTGAAGAGATGATGGAAGTCGCACGTGCTACTGAGCATCCCCGTGCGTTCGAAGTCCTGTCTGGCATGATGAAGAACGTTGCTGATGTTAACGGAAACCTTCTTGATCTACATAAAAAGAAAAAAGAATACAATAAAGAAGATGCTTTAAAAGAACTTCCTCAAGGTACAACAAATAACAATCTATTTGTAGGGTCTACAAGTGATTTACAAAGAATGCTTTTGTCTAAGGACAGTGATGATGAACAGGATAACGTGGTAGATATAAGTGATTACACATCAGATAAATGACACATATATGGGAAACCCCAACGTTAAACGTGACGGGATCAACCATAATTATAGTAAAAAAGAGTTACAAGAATACTCAAGGTGTATGACAGATCCTAGCTACTTTGCTAAGACCTATTGTAAGATCATACACCTAGACAGAGGTCTTGTCAACTTCGAACTTTACCCATATCAAGAAAAGATGTTCAACCATTTTAAGAACAATAGGTTTAGCATTGTGCTGGCTTGTAGACAGTCTGGTAAGTCTATTAGTTCTGTTGCCTATCTTCTTTGGTATGCTTGTTTTAATCCAGAGAAGACTATTGCTATCCTAGCCAACAAAGGTGCGACTGCACAAGAGATGCTAGGACGTATTCACCTTATGCTAGAGAACTTACCTTTCTTCTTACAGCCGGGGTGTAAGGCTCTTAATAAAAGAAGTATTGAGTTCAGTAACAATAGCCGCATAGTATCAGCCGCTACTTCTGGATCTTCTATTCGTGGTATGTCAGTCAACCTTCTATACTTGGATGAGTTTGCGTTTGTTGAGAGAGCGGCTGACTTCTACACCTCAACATATCCTGTTGTGTCATCTGGTAAAGACACCCAGATCATAATCACTTCCACAGCAAATGGTATAGGTAATATGTATCATAAACTGTGGGAAGGCGCAATGCAAAAAGTGAACGAGTTTATTCCGTTCAGGGTTGATTGGTGGGATGTTCCGGGAAGAGATGAGGTATGGAAACTTAAGACTATATCTAATACGTCTCAACTTCAGTTTGACCAAGAGTTTGGTAATACATTCTTTGGGACAGGTGATACTCTTATAGCACCACACATTCTTTTAGAGCAAGTAGCCCAAAGTCATATAGAAGTTTTAGAGGGTGGAGAGCTTCTTATATACGAAACACCAAAGCGAAAAACTAACTATGTTATGTGTGTTGATGTTGCAAAAGGTAGAGGACAAGATTATTCTACATTTAATTTGATCGATATTAGCCAAAGACCTTTTAAACAGGTTGCCGTGTATCGCTGTAATACTATCTCTCCTATCCTCTACCCTAACATTATATATAAGTACGCTAATTTATATAATGAAGCCTATGTTATCATCGAATCAAATGATCAGGGTACGTTGGTGACTACTGGTCTGTATCAAGACCTAGAATATGAAAACCTTCATATGGAATCTATTGTGAAGGCAGACCGTATTGGTGTTGAAATGAATAAGAAGGTTAAGCGTATTGGGTGTGCGGCTATAAAAGATATCATCGAAAATCGTAAGCTAAATATAGTAGATCCTCAAACTATATCAGAGATGTCTACATTTGTAGCCAAAGGTGTTTCTTATGAAGCATCAGAAGGTAACCATGATGACCTAATGATGAACCTAGTTCTATTCGGGTTCTTTGCGGTAGGTAATAACTTTGAAGAACTTACTGACGTAAATCTAAAAGATATGATGTTTGAACAACGTATGAAAGAAATAGAAAATGACTTAGTGCCATTTGGATTTATAAATGGTGCTGGTGATCCTGAAAAAGAAGATGACGAAGCAGTTCTTCAAGGAGATCAGTTAAAAGGGTGGACAGTTGAACGAAACTGGGAACCAAACTTCGACTTTTAATTTGTTATAAATACAAGTGATTGAAAATAACCGTATTATGAAACACATATAATTCGATTACTGGAAAAAAAGGAAACAGTTATGGCAATATTTAGCCCATCAGAATCCCCAGCGATTGTCGTTAAGGAAGTTGATCTCACAGGCGGTGTGCCTAACGTTCAAACTACCACAGGCGCATTTGCAGGGAAGTTTCGTTGGGGGCCAATCGAAGAGGCAGTATTAATAGACAACGAAGCAAGTCTTGCCTCTAAATTCGGTGCTCCTGATGACGCACACACCGTAGATTTTCATACGGCGGGAGGATTTTTAAAATTCTCAAATGGTCTTCAAACAGTTCGAGTCGCAGATACATCCGCATTAAATGCGGCTGACTCAGCGTGTGCGGCAGAATAAATTAAAAACAGAACGGCTTTTGACGTATCAACTACTCTAAACGGCAAATCAACTTTCTACGGAAAGTATGCTGGTGCTCTAGGTAGTTCACTACAAATCGTTTGGTCAGACGCAACAAATTGGGCAACATGGGCAAGTGCCTATAAAGCACAGTTCGATGCAACCCCAGCGGGAAATGAACGTCACGTTCTTGTTCTTGACCAAGATGGCGTTATCACAGGAACGGCTGGAACCGTTCTAGAAAGATACCCATTTGTATCAAATTCCTCATCTGCTGTTAATACAGACGGAACTTCTAACTACATGAAGAGCGTTATTAACAGACAGTCAGAATACATTTATGCTACTACACACGTAGATAGCACAGGATCTAAATCTTTACTTGGTGGTGTCGATGGCACAGCCGCTGGTACAGATGATTATCTAAGAGGATTTAACAGCTTCGAAGATAAAGATACTATTCAAGTAGACTTCTTAATCGCACCGGGCAAAGCAACTGCTAGTGATCAAGCTACAGTAGTAAACGATCTTATAACAACAGCGGGTACTACACGTAAAGATTGTGTCGTAGTAACCTCACCAGCTTCTGCGTCAGTAGTAGGTAATGCTACTCCAGATACTGCTACAATAACAGATACTGGTAGTTACACTTATAGTGATTACTTATTTGTTGACAACAACTGGTTAAAGATGTATGATAAGTTTAACGATAAGTACATCAATGTGCCAGCCGCTGGACAAACAGCGGGTATTATGGCGGCTTCGGACGCAAACTCCGCACCATGGTTCTCACCAGCGGGTTCACGTAGAGGTCAGTACTTAGGCGTAACAAGCTTGGCCTACACTCCTACCAAGGCTCAAAGAGACTTACTATATAAAGCAAGTATCAACCCGATTGCTAACTTACCGGGACAAGGTATCTTACTATATGGTGACAAAACACACATGAACAGACCATCAGCATTTGATCGTATTAATGTTCGTAGGTTGTTTAATGTTGTCGAAAGAGCAATCGCAAATGCGGCAAGAAACACATTGTTTGAACTTAACGATGAGTTTACGAGAGCGGAATTTGTCAATATCGTAGAACCATTCCTGAGAGAAATCAAAGGTAGACGTGGTATCACCGACTTTAGGGTTGTATGCGATGAGACAAACAACACTACCGCCGTTATAGATAGAAACGAGTTCATTGCAAACATCTTCATCAAACCATCACGTTCTATCAACTACATAACTCTTAACTTTGTAGCTGTAAGATCTGGCGTTGACTTTGAAGAAGTCGCTGGCCTATCGGTATAAGGAGATAAGAAGATGGCAGTACTAGGCGTAGATGATTTTAAAGCCAAGTTACGTGGTGGTGGAGCGAGACCTAATCTCTTCAAAGCCACGATTAACTTTCCGGGCTATGCGAATGGAGATGTAGAACTTACATCTTTCATGTGCGAAGCGGCACAACTTCCCGCTTCCACTATGTCAACAATAATTGTTCCTTTCAGAGGTAGACAATTAAAGATGGCGGGGGATCGTACATTTGAAACATGGACACCCTCTATTATTAATGACACAGACTTTAATGTTCGTGACGCAATGGAGCGTTGGATGAACGGTATGAATGCTCACGCAACAAATACTGGTCTAACCAATCCTGTTGACTACGAAGCAGACCTTGTTGTTGAACAACTCGACAAAGATGGTTCTACATTAAAGACTTATAACTTTAGAGGTTGTTTCCCTAC